AAAAATCACATAAACCCCTATTCCTGATAGGTAATTAGGATATATGGAATGAAAATAAAAAAAGCTTGCAAACCGTTCTAGTGACTGCTACAATAATATAAGCTTCAACCAGAAAGGGAAACCAAATGAACAAAGCAGAAGCCCGTAGCCTATGGAGCGCTCTAAACTCTTGCACATGCAAGCCCGGTGTGCATGCTCCATTTGATTGCGTATGTGTCCACGATGAAGTCATATACGCAACAGACGGATACATTGTGAACCGTATCGAGGGGTTGTTTAAATCTGGAAGCGTGTTTAGTGCTTTATACAGGACTGATTTAGTATATGCCCCGCGAGTAGATATCTTGGATAAGGTGTTGACATACACCGTTGGAAACAAGGACTTCACAAGCGCATGTGATTACTTCGACCCGGCTCAAGTAATGAAGGCTTTGCGTGTTCATAAGTCAGCCGGTGCGAAACATATACAATTCGCACCTGCAACAGGTCGTACTAAAGCACCTCTAATTATTCGAAGCGAGATACCGGCTACCCACGGGTGCATAATAATAACTTCAGCCATTCAGGGACTACGATAGAAGGAGAAACATCAATGACCACAGATGAACGCAGATTTATAATCAAGACCGATGAAGATTTGACCGAGCTTTATAGGATGTACGCGGAAGATATCGCGCGTCTGTATAGACTTGTTCACGGGCTAGCAGGCGCGTTAACCGCGCTAATAGTGCTATTCGTGATAGTCACGCTCAACATATACGCTACTCTGGGGGTTATTTAACCCCCTTTTTTTTTATTACATGTATAATCCCTCATTAGGTAAGGCACCGTGCAAGGTGCACGGTGTCGCTTAGATGAAAGGATACCGACATGGACGCGAGCACTATAACGGAGTTGATTAGCAACGTGGCTTTCCCAATCGCTGCATTTGTGATGATGTTCTACTACAGCACAAAGACCGTGGAGGACATGCGTAAGACCATCGAAGAGAACACACTTATTATGACCAAGGTTATCGAAAAGCTCGATAGCATGAGTCAGGAGGGTTAGTAGTGTTGAAGAAGCTTGTAAAGGGGTGCGCGGCCTTTGTCGCGCTTGCGTCTGCTTTGGTGGTCGGTGCGCCGTCTGCGTTCGCGTGGCAGGAGATTGACTATTTCATCGCGAACGGCCACGGAACCATTTCCCCTAGCTATCTGGTCATCCATTCCACAGCCAACCCCGGAGCGACCGCGTGGAACCACGTGACCTATTGGAATCGCGCGGGCAACAACGCGGCAATGGCGCAATGGGTGTGCGACTGGACGAACGGGGGTACCGTCTATCAGGTCATGCCCGGCAACGCTAAGGCGTGGCATGTGGGCAACGGCAACAACGTGTCGGTAGGTATCGAGATATGCGAGGGCACCACGCGCGGACAGGTGGATACGGCACTCGATACAGCCGCTCAGTGGGCTGCATATTACTTGAATCAAAAGGGATGGGGAATTGACCGTATGGTGTCGCATAACGATGCGCGTACGCTCTGGGGTGGCACCACGCACACCGACCCAATCCCGTATCTGGAGCGCTGGGGCTACAGCTGGAATTGGTTCAAATCGAAGGTTCAAGCATATATGGACGGGTCTACAGGCACCGAACCCGCTCCCGATTCCGGCAACCAGAACAACGCGCCTGCACCCCCCACCGACTCCGTTGAATCTCTAGCCGCTGCAGTCATGCGCGGTGAGTACGGAAGCGGCCAGGCGCGCCGCGATGCATTGGGTAGCCGCTATGAAGAGGTTCAAGCCTACGTAAACTCGCACTATTTCGGTATCGGCTCCGGCTCCGGCTCCGGCTACAAGACCACAGCGGAGCTAGCCGCGGCAGTAATGCGCGGTGATTACGGTAGCGGTCAAGCGCGCCGCGATGCATTGGGTAGCCGCTATAATGAGGTGCAAGCCTACGTGAATCGGGTTTACTACAAAATTTATTGATTTAATCGTTGACACGCTTTACTGACATTGTTTATAATACTAATCAAGGCAACGGGGAAGGAGATGACATTATGCCTACCAATTTTGAACGTGGATTAATCGGCAGGACGGTAACGTTCTCGCACTGTAAGGGTCAGCGCGTTGTTGACGGCGCTTTCGAGCCATTCGAGTATGAACTGCTCGGGGATTATTCGAAGCTTTCCAAAGCCACTAACACGCTGCGTAGAAGGCTGAAAGACCCGACCATTACCATTACAGACGTTGAAACGGACTCGGATTACTACTCAATGCCGATTAAGCTCTTTGTAGAAACCGCAATTAACTATAAGAAGGGACTCTAACCATGATTGAGACCACCCAGCTTGCAACCATCGACACCGACACCAACCTCTACACTCCCTCTAGCTATTCCTCTATCCAGTCCACCGATGCGGAGACCCGTAAGCTCGTTGTTAACGCGATGAACAACGCGGAATCGCTTTCAGAGCACGAGGGCGAGACTCTGGACGTCATCGGCGTTTTCACCAAACCCGGCGTGCGCCGCTCCCGCGAGAAGAACGGTGTTGATATGCCCTGCACCAACACCACGATTGTTTGCGCGGACGGCAAAGCGTACTTCTCGCAGTCCGAGGGCGTGCGCAACGCAGCCGATAACTTCATGGCCGCACAGCTCTTCGATACCGGCGAGGTCGTTCAGATGAAGCTCGTTTCTTCCAAGCTCCCCAATGGGAACACTCGCAAGACGCTTGTACTCATCTAACATATAATCCTAACCCGTTGCACCTAAGGCGGTTCGGCTTGAAGCCGTTCCGCCTTTTTTTAACCGGAGGTGTTGAAATGGCAAGAGCCAAACGTGCATCTGACGAGACGTATAACGCCCGTAGGCGTGCCAAGCGTCTACTGGCGCGACTTGAACGCGAGGATACAGCCGGAATGAGCGCATCGCAGTTGCGAGCGCGGACGGACTATATAGAGAGCGTGCGAGTGCAGATTACCAAGTCATATCAAAAGACGCATGCCGTGTCAGAGATTGCAGCCGCTAAAGAGCGCAGCCAAGCGGCAGCCGCGCAGCTCGACCGTATGACTTCCGCGCCGCGCAAAGTTAAGAGCGCTAAAGAGCGCTCGGATATCTTTTTCGCCCGGCAATTGAACCTTGCTAAGATTGGGCAACCGACAACGCTAGGTGAGCACGCGAGCGAGAAGGTATCTGTGTTCTACGCAGCGACCCGCCAACTATGGCGCGGACGCGATGCACGTAAGCGCAACGAGTACATAATTCGCGGCCTTGGCGCTAACTCGTTAGCAGAAGCATTCGAAAAGGTTCTTAGCGCCAATGAAGATGCATTTCAAGCTGCGATTGGCTCCAAGGTGACATCATCGTTCGTGGAAGGGATTACAAGTGAGAACGAAGCGTTTTACAACGAGGTTGATTACGACTCGGAGCTGATGGGGTCTGACTGGTGGGCTTCGATGCTCGTGATGTTTAGATAGCTCGAAGGGCGTTAGAGGGAACACATGGCGCGCAAACGTGATAGCAAACAATTCAAGATAGCTGCGTCTTACGATACTGAGACATGCAATATCCTTGTAGATGCTGCGGCGAATAAATGGCGTGCATACCCCGTGCTATATATCGTCAACGATTTGCGAGGGGTGGACATCCGCACGTACGAAGTCGGAGCGGGCAACGTGTCCTTTTATCGCCACGGTTCCGAAATGCAGGCCGTTATAGACGATTACATAGCGTGGGGTGAACGCAACGGATGCGTCCCCATCATCTGCGCTTATAACCTCATGTTCGACCTGCAACCGCTTATGTTCGATTTAAACGATCGTTATGACATGGTGGCGAGCGCGCAGAGCGCGACCAGCGCCTATACCGTGGATATTGTCCAAGAAGGCGTTGTAAAGCTCCGTTTCTGGGACACCTTTTACCTTGAGATGCGCGGACTTGCCAAGATGGGCGAGACATGTGGCCTGCCCAAGGCCACGGGTGACTGGGATTACTCGAAAATCCGCACGCCTGAAACTCCGCTGACAGATGAAGAATTGTATTACGCCGGGCGCGATACGGAAGTAATCCCGGCCTACTTACGCTACCTACTTGAATCCAACGAATGGCTTCAACCTGAGTGGCTCGGTGTTCGGGTACTTACTAAAACATCGCTGGTGCGGCAAGCTGGCAAGATGGAGACGGGTCGCTTGCGCATCCCGCGCGGCGAGGGTAAACCCGTATCCGTTCAAGCCGCGTTCGAGCGGATGTGCGCCGATGAACTCGCGCCGACCTATGCGCAGTACGCGCTCAGGAAAGCGTCTTTTCGCGGTGGTTTCACGTTCACTTCCGCGCGGTATTCCGGAATCGTGCAGCGAAACGTGTACAGCATAGACGAGACTTCCGCGCACCATGCCTATATCAACGGGCACATGACCCCCGTTAAGTTCAAGGGCCTTGTCCCCGCTATCCTGCAGCATATGGCGGAATCCGTTGTAAACACAGACCTTGATACCGCGATGAAGCACTGGGAAGAGCCGTTTGGGTGCGCGTTTCATGCGCAGGTACGTTTCACGCGCTTGCGCCTACGTGCTGGTAGCGCTTTCGCGGCGTGGGATATCGCGTTGCTTTCCGAAACTAAATTTAAAGGCGCGGGGCAGCTGGGCGAGTGGGGTAGCGGGGACGCTGACAGGCAGACCGTAACCCAAGTGCGAAGCGCAGGTTACGTTGACGTTGCAGCCGGTGCGCGTTTCGCTTTCGGAAAATTGGTAGAAGCTCAATCATGCATCGTGAACGTGTCGGAAATGGAACTGTGGTGTATGAGCCGCGTTTACGAATGGGATTCTATGACAGTCATTTTAGGTGAGGGAACTTGCAAGTTCGTGAAGCCGCCCGATTACGTCACGCTGTTGTCTAATCTCTTCTACGCGCGTAAGGATGCATGCAAGCAAATTCTAAAGACGTACGAGACCGGACGCGCGTACACCGCGCCTATTCCGGATAGCATCCCCGAGGGCATAGCCGCACGCATTCGCACGGGTGAAATGCCGCGTTCCGATTTAGAAACCTATTACGGGAGCACGGTAAAGGGAATGTTTAACTCGATATATGGCATGGAAGCGCAAGACGTGTTCAAGTGCGCTTATAAGGTTTCGGAAGGAGAGATTGGCGTTGATAGGGATACGGTGGTTACGCGTGAGAACTACGAAGAGCACTACAAGGACGCTAAGAAAAAGCTTGTCCTTTACCCCTACGGCCTTCGAATCGTTGGCGGCTCGCGCATGGCTATCGTTGCCGCTATCGAGCTTGTATATAGGGTATTCGGCGAGCACGTGCGCGTGCTGGGAGGTGATACCGATAGCTTGAAGATATCTTGTAACGAGGACGTGAGCGCCGATGATTTGATGCGGGCGTTGGAACCGTTCCACGCGTCCGTAACGGAGTCCATCAACATATGTATGGAGCGCGTGCGCTCCAACTTCCCGTCTTACGCGTCCCCGCTCACCGGAGTGGGCACGTTCGAGGTGGAAGGAGACGCGTACCCGCTCCATATGGACGCGTGGAACAAGGCTCGTGTGAGCTGGGATGGGCACCACGCGCATATAACGTGCGCGGGTCTTTCCAGACCGCAGGGCGCCTACCATATCGAGAATTGGATAGACGATATGAGCGCACGCCACGGATTCGAAGAGGTAGCGCCGCGCGTGCTCGGATGGGGCGTGCGCGTGTCCAATGGGGTGTGCCATGCGCTCGAACACTACCGCCCGGCTGCATCGGATGTGTTCGATGCGTATGTGACCGACTACACCGGTGCGACCGCGCGTGTGATATCTCGCGAGTCGATAGCGCTCTATCCGTCTGACCGCGTGCTAGGGGACGCGGAAAAAGGCGGCAATTCGCGCACCGTGGCATACGTTCGCGAAAAGTATGCCCGCGAGCTGGATACTTCCCAGCGCGTTATAGACGTGGCCGATGGGAGAGCGGTATATACATATACAGACGAAGAAGGATGTGAGATTGAATGGTAAACCTTAATGACGGAGTTCATTACAACTGGGAGAAGACGCTTTCATATAACGCGGATGTAACCATGGTCGTAGGCGCTCCGAACAAGGGCAAGACGTACGGCCTTCGTGCTTACGCGCTCAACCGCGCTATCAAACGCGGTTGCAGGTTCGTGGAGGTGTGCCGCACGTTGGATGAACGCGATGCTGTCAAAAAGAGCTATTTTGACAAGTTAGCCGCTACCGATGACGATTTTGGTGCATTCGACTATAAGTGCGAAGCGAACGTGTTCAGGTACCGCATCAAGGACGCGCCTAAGGGCACTCCTTGGAACACGTGCGGGTACGTTGTCGCTTTTGCGGAGATGCAGGGGACTAAGAAGCGTACGTTTGCGGACGTGGAAAATATCATCTTCGATGAAGCCATACTAGAAACGATCGATTCAACGCATACGTACAAGCGCAACGAATGGAATATGCTGAGCCGCATCATCGATTCGTGTGCACGCGAGGACGCTTATAACAACACTCGAATTAAGCCGCGTTTGTTCCTGCTGGGAAACGCGGTTGACTTGCTCAATCCCTATTTCGCGGCGTTCGGCGTGCGCGGCGTGCCCGCCTACGGTTACACGTGGTATCAAGATAAGATGTGCCTGCTTCATTACGTGGAGCCGGATGAACACGATGCGTACCGCATGGAGCACACTCTAGCCGGGCGCATGGGGCAGATTACCGGCTATTCAAATGCAACATATGCGAACGACTTCAAGGAAGATACCAGATACGTGATGAAGAAGCCGCCCCGCGCCAAATACGTTATGGGCGTGGTTCACATGGGGGACGAGTACGGCATATGGGCGGACATGAGCGAGGGCTATTACTACGTTACCTCGACCATACCGAACAACGCCCCGAACGTATACGCGCTCACGCGCAAGGATAACACCCCCAACCGAATAGCCGCGCAGCGAGCGCTAAAGACCATGCGCGTAATCGTCCAGATGTATTACGAGGGCAGTGTTTTGTTCGAGAGCGTGAAGGTGCGCGAGGGCTTTTTGGACGCTATGGCGCTCTATGGTGTAAAGTAGTATCCGCGCAAGCGATGACGGGCGCGCAACTCCATAAGTAGGGACGATTCGGGAAGCTATATCGTTCGGTCGATACCCGAACCCCGCGCGAGGTAGCAACGCGTTTTAATGGAACGCGTCTAGTTTCGTATATATGCGCTATAATGAGCGCGAACACGCATGTTTTTTCATCGCGTGTTCGCGCTCGATTCATATACATATAGAAAGGGGCTTGCAGTGGGCGAGAACGAGAACCTGATACCCGAGGAAGTCGAGATTGAGCGAACCGATGACGTTGACGGTGAGGAGGCGCACCGTATCGGCGAGTTCGATGACTTGCGCGACCGCCTGCAGCGCATCGAGTCGGTTGTAAACGCAATCGCAGACATCCTAGGCGAGATGCGCGCGACTGCGGACGCAATCGACATCGACAACGGCGCGACCGTGGTCGATGCGGACGGTGACGGGGACGCGGATATCATCGAGGACGATGTAGCCGTCATCCCCGATTACGATGACCTTGACCTTGACCTTTAAGGAGCTGTACGAATGGCAACTAACAACACCACCATCGCCGGACGCGTATATCTCTCCGGTACCAACGATTTCCAGCAGCGAGTACCTAACCCGACTATTTCCGGTATCGATGCTACTTCTAAATTCCTGTTCGACCCGATGAATCGCCGCTATCTTAACGAGTTCGTGGACGTTTTCGTCAACCGTATCGGTACGCAGATTGTCCATAACAACCAGTGGGAGAATCCGCTTACCGTCTTCAAGGGTTCCAACCTGCGTTACGGCGCTTCAATTCAGGAGAGCGCTATCAAGTGGCTCCGCGCACATACCTACGATGTGGACGATGCAACCCTTCTCAAGGTGGAGCGCCCGGAAGCAGCCGTGTGGTACCACACCGTGAACCGCAAAGACCGCTACGACATCACGCTCGAGTTGCCCGACCTGCAACAGGCTTTCGCGGACGAGATGGGGCTTAACCGCCTTATCGATGCGGTTATGACCGTGCCGCGAAACTCCGATAACTATGACGAGTACCTTTGCATGCTTAACCAGATTGCCTACTATGAGAAGAATTGGCAGTTCTTCAAGCATCATGTGAGTGCCGCGCCGACTGATGAAGCCACCGGCAAGGAGTTCTTGAAGGCCGTACGCGCCTATGCCAAGAAGCTCAAGTTCCCCTCTTCGCTCTATTCGCCGGTGTCCGCGGAGTATGGAATTCCGACCTTTGCCAAGCCTGAGGAGCTTGTGCTCTTCATCACGGCAGACGCAGCCGCTTCTATCGATGTGGATACCTTGGCAAGCGTGTTTCAGCTCGATAAGGCGGAAGCGGCCTACCGCACTATCGAGGTGCCGGAGTTGCCCGTACCTAACGCGTTCGCTCTTCTAACCACCGATTCGTTCTTTGTCTGCAACGATTACGTGTATGCTAACGAGAGCTTCTACAATCCCCAAACCCTGAGCACCAACTACTATCTGCATCATTGGGAGGTTGTGAGCGCGTCCCCGTTCGTGCCGGCGGTTCTGTTTACCACCGATGCGGATACCACGGTATCCACGCTCACGCAGAGCGTTACCGGTGTTAATATCACAGCGGAAAAGACCACGCTCAAGCCCGGAGACACCACGCAGCTCACCGTTGAGCTGAAAGGCACCGTGACCCCCAACAACGTGGGTATCGAGGTCGCGCCCGATGCGGTCACGTGGAGCGTAACCGGCGAGACCGCACCCGCAGCCGCAGGCGTAGACGATACCGCAGCCGCAGGCGAGCCGCTTGCGCTGAACAGCGCAACCCGCGTCGACCGTCTGGGAGTCCTTCACGTTCAGAAGACCGGACTCGAAGCAAGCAACGTTCTTCATGTAACCGGCACCACGTCCTACGTCAATCCGTCCGGCGCCACCACGCAGCACACCGCGACCGTTGACATCACAATTGCATAGCGGTTTATAATCGCTATAAAGCGACCACACGCGTCCCCGCTTGTGAACGAGCGGGGGCGCTTTTAGTGAAGGGGGTATCGAGTTGGATTCAGGATTCCCGAACGTTGGAAACGTTGACGTGTACAAGTATGACAACGCGCTCGATTACGCGCGATTCAAACCGAACGTTCGATTGAAGATGTGCAACGTGCCTTGGTGCGGGGACTACGAGAACGTTGTCAAGTTCGCCGATGATACCGCGCGTGATGCGTGGTTCGATAAGCTCGAAGGCGATGTTATAAACCTTGAAACCATGTTTAACGTCAAGCCGGATGGGAGCGCGAAAGTTCCCGTGCCGGTGACATCCGCCCAAGGATACAACTACCTCGTTGCAGACCTGCCGCGCATGACAAGCGACACCCAACCGCTCGAATACGCGGACGGCGCACGCAAGCAACGCTTCTTCTACTTCATCCAAGACGCGCAGCAGCTATCGCCGAACACAACGCGTCTGGTGCTGTCGCTCGATATGTGGACTACGTATATCAACGATATGCAGTTCGATTACATTCTGCTTGAGCGAGGGCACGCGCCTGTTGCCGCTAGTAACGTGAGTGACTATTTAGCCAACCCGCGCGACAATTCCACCTACCTGCTGACCGCCGATGTGAACACCGGTGGAGAGCCTTATATCGAGCGGGCGCGTGCCGTGAAGAACTACAGCGCGGAAGGTCAGCGCGCCTGTATCGTGACTTCATGCGATTTGCCTGGCAATCTTGGAAGTGCTGCCGCCCCGCTTGTTCCGGTCGTGTCGGAAGAACTCGTTTCGGGGGTGCTTGCAGCGCGTGTGTATTCAGTCGCGGTAAGCGACCTCGTGGGCTTTCTGCGTGCTATGGAGAAAAACGCGCCTTGGGTGAAGCAGACCATTCAAGGCATATTCTTCGCTCCGACCGATTTACTACTTCAATATTGGAATTTCACCATTTGGGGCTTCAAGGTAAGCGTGCTAGGGGCTTCGCAGCGGGTGGACGGGCTTCTAAAGCCGCAGGCGGGGGACTTCGCTTACCCCGGGCGCGCCGCTAAATTCGCGAAACTCTACACGTATCCATACGCCGCTATCCGCGTGTCCGATGAAACGGGCGCTTCTTCAATCGTGCGCGTTGAAGATTTGGGGGGTAGCGGTATCGAGGTAGCGAGCGCCCTCAATCTCATAATGCCCTATATAACGATCGATGCGCGTTTGCTCGGAATCGCCGGTGCGACCGATACGCTGACGTTCCATACAGCGGAAGGGCGTTCGTATTCCTACGGTGGCGCGTGGGGCGATTATCTGAAACGCTGGAACGTGCCTATCATGCAGGTGACGCAGAGCGCCGCGAGCCGCGCCGATTATTCGACCGTGTACGAGCGGGCGCACGCGAAACTAGCCGCTGACAACGCCCTAGCTTCTTCGCTTGCATCGAACGCGACCGCGAACACCAACGCGAACAACTCAGCGCAGAACACCGTTGACGTGAACGCTATCAACGTTGCCGCGAACACCGCTATAACGGAGAACTCGAACGCCGCGGCCTTGAATGGGGCTACCGCCGCTAACAACAAGCTCAAAGCCGACTGCGATAGCGACAACGCGACCTCTACGGCGATTACCGGGGTGAACAACGATGTAATAGCGATTACCACGGCGAACAACAACGCCGCTTCTATCGGGCGCAACATCGGAAGCGTGATAGCCGCGTCATTCTCCGGGTCGGGTATAGGCGCTATCTCAGCCGGTGTAGCCGGTATCGCGGACACGGCCGTGTCGTTCCCGTCCGCGAACGCGGCAGCCGCTATCTCCCAATCGAGCAATGCAAACGCCGCTGCAATCGCGCAGACGAACGCGCTCGAGAAGACGCTCCACGCCGTCCAGTACACAGCAGCGAGCTACGGCGTGCAGAGTTCGGCTGCAACGAACGCAACGAATATCCGTAACAACGCTAGTACGTCTTGCGCCGCTTCAAACGCTTCACTCACGCGCACCAACGCGGCCAACACCAAGGCCACGGCGGACGCGAACGCGCAGCGCACGCATGCGACCGCTATAGACGCGATTCAGGCGCGATTGAATCAGGCGGGAGTGGCCGCGCCGGTTGTATTCGGAGCCGGTGCTAACGGGCTGGGGTGCGCCACGTCCCCGCGTGCGCTCTTCGCGCAGGTGATAACGCAGCGCGAATGCGACATCATGAACGCCGCGAGCGCGTTCGCCCGGTACGGATACACGTTGATGCGCGAATGGAATATGCGCGATATGCAGGTTATGAAGCATTTCACGTACTGGAAGTGCACGGAGGTGTGGTGCAGCGGAAGCGGCAACGCGTTGGAAGATGCCCAGAACGCAGTGAAGGATATACTGATACGCGGGGTGACCGTCTGGGATACCCCCGAGGACATAGGACATGTGAGCATCTATGACAACTTTAAGGAGTGATGACGCATGAGGGATGCTATCAACATCGATTCGCTTTTGAAGTCGGATACGTACCAGAACATGAGCGATGAAGAGATTCAGGCGCTTATCGATTACAAGGTCGAGCGAGCGCGGAAAGACGCGGTTATCAGCGCCGATTACAAGGCGCACGAAAGGCTTATGCAACATCTTCTAGACGCTCAAGAGCTGGCAGTCAACGCCGCTAACGATGCGTTCAACAAGGCGATAGCGACCGCGAGCGCGTACAAGGAGGTTAATTAATGAGCAAGGGACGCAGGGGGTTCAAGCAGCACCGCGCCTACCGTCCGGATTCGAGACCGGCGTATTGGCAGACGGAAACATACAATCAACAGCTGTTCAACATGTTTCAAAACGATTTGATAGAACTCGCGTTGTCGCGCTTTAAATGGGTCGGGTTGCCGGAGACGTGCAACGCCCGGTATCTAGAGTGGATTCTTCTTACCGAAGGCGCGGCAACGCTTGCCTACCCATCGCTTGCGAGCGACACGCTTCTATCGTTGAAGGCAGTCCAGCAGGGCGCACCTAATATGTATGATGAACCCCGCGCGTGGCGTGCTATCGGCGCGACCGGTAAGACAAATTTCATGTGCAATTGGTCTCGTGGCGTGTGGATTTGGGAGAACGCGACCCGCTACCCGCTCATGGTGAAGATTAACATCTGGGCGCGCGAACTCGCCGACATCCTGCGCACGAAGCAGATTAACCGCTATCACATGCGCATGCCGCTAGTTATCTCAGCGCCGCAAGACCGCGCTTTCGATGTGCAGAACTTCTATAAGTCAATCGGCAACGGCGAGCCGTTCGTGCTGGCGTTTGACAATTTCAGCGACATACAGACTAACGCGACCATGCCGGAGCGTGCACGCGAATATATCGGGGATAAGCTTCAAACGGAATGGGCTAACACGTGGGATGCGGTGTATAGGGAGCTGGGAATCGACTCGATGACGTTCAAAGCGGAACGCATGATTGAGGATGAAGTTAATTCGACCATGCAGCCCACGGAACTAGCCCGTTTGTCCCCGCTGACTTGCAGGCGCACCGCTTGCGACAAGTTGAACGCGAGATTCGCCGGTAAACTCGATGAACCTATCACGGTTGTATGGGCACGCGACAACATCACGGACAACTACGACATGCGCCACCGGTATGAAACGCTGTTCGGTAAGGAGGACTAGTAATGTTCGAGTTTCCGGAAGTCCCCGTAAACGATCGTTGGGACTCTATGACCGTCACGTTGGGCGAGTGGTACGAGATGGGCTTCTACCAGCCGCTAGTAGATGATTCTTGGAGGTTTGACGCATACAGCGAGCTGCAATATACGCAGTTGTGCCGCAAGATTATAGACAGGTTCTACTATCGCGAGGTATCCATCCCCACGCCCGCACGCTGGAAAACCGCGTACCTGCGAAAGCTCAACGAGATTATGCCTAAATATAAATTGCTCTATGAGCGCGTGGAGCAAGGCGTGAACCCGTTCCAAGCAGGCCGCGACCGCGCTAAGTCGCGAGATATCTTCTCAGACTTCCCGGAGACGATGCTTTCCGGTAACTCGGACTACGCGAGTTCCGGCACCGACCGCGAGAGCGACACCGTGCGCGAGGGCGATATAACGGAGCAAGCCGCGCGGTTCGCTGAATCGTGGAACGATGTTGATGTTATGATTCTCGACGAATTGGAGCACACGCTTTTCACGTCTATAATGGTTCCGACCGTTCCACTCTGGTAAGGAGGTTATATGTACACACCTTTGCCGTATTTCGACCCGTTTCTAATCTCGAATCCTACGCTACCTAAACTGTACTGGGAGGTTAAAAGCCCCGAACAGCTGACCGCTAACCTGTACTGCATCATCAACGCGTTGAAGGATTACGTTAACGAGACCAGCGGGCAGGTGAACGAGAACAGCGCGGCGATTGACACGCTGGAAATGCTGTTTGATAAGTTCATGCAATCCGGATTCGATGACTACTACGCGCAGCAGATTAAAGAATGGATTAACAACAACATCGGTTGGCTTTGGCAAACGTTCGGACAGATGATGTTTGCAGGGCTGACCGATGACGGCCATTTCTGCATCTACGTTCCGGACTCGTGGAGCGATATCACGTTCGACACCGGAGCCGTGTACGGCACCGAGGATTACGGGCGTTTGATTCTAAGATACGAGACCAGCGGGCAGGGCGTCATCGATAACACCGCGCCCAACTATCCCAATGACAACATCGCGTCTGATATCGCGAAGTTGCAACGAGAAGTACAAGAGGTAAGGCACACGCTTTACACGGCGCTTACTAGCATGGAGGTATAAGAAAATGGCAGTCACAGCGCTTGAATTCGGTAAGACCCTGCGGCCTACCACGGTAGAACTCGTTACGAAGCTGAATGAAACCATTGCGGCAGTGAACGCGTTGAATCCCACAGCGGTAACGCAGCTTTCAAAGGACGTTGCAGCGTTGCAAACGACCACGACCGACCTTACCAAAAAGGTAACGACCAACACGGAGAGCATCACCAAGCTAACGCAAACGCAGACTTCGCACACGCAGGATATCGACAAGATGAAAGTTACTTTGTACACTCCTCTTGCAAACCCCGACACCGACCCATCCAATCCCGCTAAGGAGATTTAACCATGGCAGTTACGCAATACGTGGGAGCTCGCTACGTCCCCCTTTTCGCCGACCCTCTCGAATGGGACAAGACAAAGGCATATGAGCCGCTTACCATCGTCTACCATACTGGCAATTCGTATACGTCTAGGCAGTACGTGCCGGTTGGTATCGAGATTACCAACACTGCTTATTGGGCGCTGACCGGCAACTACAACGCTCAAATCGAACAGTACCGGGCAGAGGTGCAGCGCTATGACGCGCGAATCACGGCGAACGATACCGCTATCAAAGCGGAGGTTAAGCGTGCGACCGCAGCGGAAGCTACTAAAGCGCCAACGAGCCACGCGAGCACGGAGACCGTGTACGGAGCCGGAAACGCGACTAACTACGGTCACGTGCGCCTTGCGACCGCGAGCACGCCCGCAACGAGTGACGCGACCGCAGGCGTTGCGGCCACTCCCAAGGTTGTCACTGACGCTGTGACGGAAGCATCTAATACGCTTCAAACGTCCATCGATGCAGTCGAGGGCGATGTAGCCAAGCTGAAAGCGCAAATCGGGAAGGGTGAAACGATCGATTCGCTCTTCGTCATCGGTGATTCGTATCTTGAGGGCTACAACCCAGCCGGGAACGTAACCGGATTTGGCAACGTCATCAAGCGCACGCTCAAGATAGCTACCTATCACGAGGACGCGCAAGGCGGAACTAAATGGGACGCTACGACAGCAGCGCGCGTTACAGCCGATGTACTGAATTACAATGTGCTTCTAATCGCGCTCGGACATAACAACATGACCTCTAAGACCGTGAACGTGTCGCAGTACGTGGCCGCTACGCTCAACAAGCTGCAGACGCTGGGCTACAAAGGCAAGGTGTTCCTGTGCTCCACGCTTGCGACCGCGAAATACACGTGCCAGAAGATGCTTGAGGTAGACGAGAATATCGTCCTTGGAATGCAGGCCGCGAGTTACACGTTCCCGTGCGCGTTCCTCGCTAACGGTTGGTCTTGGCTTGTCGATTCGGATGACTATGGAACGTCCGACAAGGGGCAGCACCCGAAGCAGGTAGGCCAGAACCTAATCGCAGCCAACATCATCTCCGGCATGCACGGAGGTAACACGCTCAACGCTGCACATTCGTACGGCAACTCCGGAGGTGTGTACGTGTCGCGCGTGATGATGAACGTTATCGTTAACGTACTCGGAGCGAAGGGCAATGACGGCACCGTTGTTTACAAGCCCGCGCTCCCGTTCAACATGGTGGATGCGTATTTCTTCGTCATGCAGGGCAGTGACGGCAGCACTAAAAACATGAGCTTTAAAGCTGCTGAGGGTGTGAAGATTACATATCAGAACGTGACTAACGCGGTTTACGGTTCAGTGATGACCACGATACCGGAGAACGCACCGGCTTAAAGCTGTAGACTCCGCGCGGTTATATAGTCGCGCGGGGTCTTTTTCGTTGTTGCGAGAAATTATATAAATTATTGTTGTTAATCGTTTTAATGTGCGCTATAATGGATTTGTCGATAAGGGAGACACACAGAAAGGACTATCGGCAATGAAGGTTTACGAGTACAGCAAGAAAGCAAGCAACGGAATCCGTCACGCGCATATCTGCGCTAACGCGAAGGCTATCAGCGTGTATATAGAGACTACCCTTGACGTATTCGAGTTTGACGCGGATACAATCGCTCAAGCAGACCGGATTATCAGGAACCACGGATTTGAGCCTGTCGGTGAGAGCGTGAGCGATTCGAAGGGATTAACCTACGTGCAATTCAACGTTTGGTATTACGATTTTGAATACAACGATAAGCGCGTTAGGACGTTCTCGCGAATCGAAGATGCAACCCAATTTGTTACTTCTCTTGTTGACGGTTCGAAGCATAGATTTATCGAGCTGGAAAGTGTATACTAGGGGTGTGTTTCCTTCCTCTGGTCTAACCCGCGTGGCCTTGCTGTCAGGCCGCGCGGGTTTTTTTCATTCCATATATCCTAATTACCTATCAGGAATAGGGGTTTATGTGATTTTTTCAGCCAGCCTATACAGATC